AGGTATCCATGATCCGCTCGGCATACCATGAGTTTGATTAACGGATTCTGATGCATCAGCACCAGCTGCCCCCGGTGTATATCCTTCGCCACCAATAACCATGTTCCACATTTGCATTAATGTCGCCAACTATTTTCTCCTAAAATAATTTCAACTTATCCTTCATCTCAACAGAGAGAAGAATGTCTTTAAGATTACTAGTAGTAACAGAGGGTTGATATGCAATACCCTGTAACTTTTCTGTTACCACATCAATTTTTTCTTTAATCTTTTCATCTTCGATCATCAAAGCCTTATTTGACACTTCATCTAAAAGATTATCTACCTTCTTACAGATCCACCTCTTAAACTCATCTTCGTTAGAGGAAGTATAATACTTGACTAAATAATCTTTCTGCTCTTTTGTAAGCAGGTGTTTGTATGCTTCATCAAACTTCTGAATAGCCAGAATCAAACTCAACTTACCAGTTTGAGCTTCTTCTAATGAAAATTTACTTTCACCTTCAAACTCGCCCCTTCTTTCTCTGACCCGTTTAGCTTCTTCATTATCCATAAGGTGCTCAAACAAAGTTTCATCTAGTTGTAATGTTTCTTTAGAAGTAAGATATTGATTATCTTCATGCAGCTTGATATGAAAACTAGCCAATGCTTTGTAATTAGGAATCTGAGTTCTCAACAGTTCTTTCTTATTGGTAATCTTAGAAAGATTCTCCATGAGTGTATTCAGTTCCGCCGTCAGCTTATTAAACTTAACAGTTTGATCATATTCCTTCTTAAGATTTTCTACAAATCGTGAAGCAAAATACGAATTCCTCGCTTCACTGTAAAGGAATTGTGAATAAATTTTATAAGCTTTAGAAATTTCGGTTGGCCTAATAAAATTCTCTCTCAATAGAGAAAAGAGTTTTTCCGCCTTTGTTGAATTATTTTTTGATACTTCCGTAAGTACAGCATGGTTGAGTATCTCAAATAAAACACCAACATTTTTCTGTTTATTGTGCTTCATCTTAAACCCCGTGGGCAAATTGAGTAGTATGATAAAATAAATATAATAAAGAGTTCCTAAATGTCATTTATTATACTTTTTAGAGAAGAATGTTTCAACTTCTGCCCATCAGCATCAGTAGCCAAATTCTCTAACATACTTTTTGACTCATAGTTATACTGCATAATGTCCGCAATAGTCTTATCTAATACATCTACCTTTTCAGGCTTGCCATTTGTTTTAATAAAACCGGTTTCATTATAGCTATAATCTTTTGGATACCCCGGTAACTCTCTGGTACCTGTGGGATCGTAGGGCATAGCATCTTTGGTCCAATTTTCTTTGTTTTCAGTAGCATCATCATCTTCTTTATCGTCATCATCGCCACCAAATCCTCCGCCACCCATACCAGGCGCGCCTGGATCTTCACCTCCTTCTAACTTCTCAATGATGCTCTTAGCCACAGCTTCTTTTTCTTGCTCTATCCTCATCCGAGAGATATCGTTATCAGAAAGCTTGAGCACATTCTTCTGCACATAGTAAGCAGAAATAATGTCCGACTCAGCCATCTCCCTTGCAGTACTAAACCTTTTATCCATCAAGTCAAGATGCATCATCTCTGTAATGGTAGAAGGATTGGTCAGTTTCAAGTCAAAGTTATAAATGGAAGACTCATCATACCCACGCAGATATAAATGGATAAGTGATATCTTCGCCAATTCACTAACGACGATCTTTTGGATTCTTTGAATGGTTCTGGCAAACTTAATATCTTCTTGAGCCAGCGTTGACTTACCCGATAAATCTGCTTCCGCAGTAAGATAAGACTTGGGAACGCCGAGAGATATAAATAATTTATTTTGGAGATACTCAATGTCTTCAATAGCAGCAGCGTTTTCCCCACCAGGTAGGGTTTCAATTCTACTACCGCGATCCCCGCGAACGGGAATAAAGAAGTCTTCAAGTATAGATTCGGGATTGTAACGTAAATCAATCTGTCCATTAGTTTCCGAAGTAACTGGTACACGCTTAAGTTTGTCGCGCGCGTTTTGCATGTATCCTTCCACATCTTTGGGAGGAATGTTTCCAACATCAACATAAAATACTCGCCTTTCTGGTGCTCTACTAATGCGATAAATTAGCATCGCGTCTTCGGCCATCAAGAGCTGCTTCCATACTTTCCTTGAAGAATCCAGCGCCGAACGCCCATACGGCAAAAATCTATCATCGCCCAGTATTCGCAAGTGAGAGATTTGGTAGTTTTCAAAAACAGTATTCCCTTGTGAAGTCCACTTGAACCTCAAACTATTAGGATCATTGTTATAACCTTCTTCTCTCTCTACTTCGGCAACTGGGAGTGCTATGGCACCTAATACACCTTCTTTTTCTACAATGTCTAATAGGTTGAAATGATCCCCATACTTGCACATATTTCTTATCCACGACCAAAGATGAAAATCAATGTCCAACCTCTGATATAATAACTCTTCTAACTCGCCCACTATTTTATCGTCGTCGCTCTGGACTTGGACCGTCTTGCCATCCTCACTATAGGTCATACTATCATCGGCATAAATGTCTAGTGCTCTTGTTATTTCTGGATAATGATCCATCTCTTCATAGTCCCTCATGCGCTCTATTCTTTCTACCGCACCGACTAAACCCTCGCCATACAAACTTTGTGTCGCACGATGGAACGAGTCAAATACGCGGCGCTGGGCCACGTTTGACGGACGTTCACTCGGCACCTTGTACGTAGCAGAGCCACCTTTGAGTAATCGTTTTAGTATTGTAAACTTGTCTGCCATTATTTATCCTTTATTTTGCCGGCGCCTGCGTAGTAAAAAACAAAATTAATGCTATAACCACTGGAACCAAACCCGCTACACCTCCCCACAAACTAGCCTTTACTTTCAGAGTAGCTAAATCAACTTGTATTTGTGTAAGCTTATTCTCTATGTTAGAGAATTTGCCATCATGTTCATCTAACTTATCCATCACCAATTTTTGATATTGGTTCCAGCCGTTTTCTACACTAGCCATCGCATGTCTTCTTTCTGTCCAGTGCCAGTATCGAAAGTCCACGACTTCTCTTGCTCTTGGGACTTAGCATTCCAGACGCCAAACTCATAAGGTGTGTTATTAAAGCTCAACCCTTGTAATAAATCCTTTGTTAATGCCTCATCCTGAGAATTAAACTTAAGAGTTGTAGTTCTAACATACATACCCATAGACAACGCCATTACAAGATCATCATTATAACCAACTAACGCTTCTGGTTTACCATTATGAAAAATAAATGTTTCTAGCTCAGCAAATGTCCTCTTGGAATGTAGTATAAAGTCATGCGTTCTTAAGTCTTCCTCCATCCTGGCAATACAAGCCGGCCTGCTTTTCATACTCATAGTAAAACCAGGCACAGCATTCTTTGGAACATTATAAATATCATAGTATAATTGGTCGGCGTTACTCTCATGTATCTTTGTAAGATCTTTTATAGTCCAATACATATTCTTGTATTCCATTTCTATGATTTTCATCACTACGTGATGACCCATAGAGGCATTTTCAATTACAACGTAAGCATTGTTGTATTGGACTGCTGTATTATGTAGAAGGTGAGCGTAAGCATCCGTGTTAACCTTACCTCTATACTCTGCTACCTGCTCATAGTTCTCCACATCAATGACATGAAAGGCAGAGAAATCCGCGCCATCGCCTCTTGCTACATCAGCACATAACAAGTATTGTTTAGTGTAATCGGGATACTTCCAGATCCATAACCCCGAATCTATCCATGTCTTTTCTTCTGGTTCTCTCATGTAGGGTCTGAAACCATCGTCTGCCTGCTCATCTTCGGTTGGATGGTCCATATACCACTGAAGTGCCTTTATACTCACTACGTTATTACCCGACTGTAGGAAATCACAACCATGCTCTTGAGCAAAAGCTTGATCGCCAATCTTTCTTTTTTCTTCCCGGGCCCATTCTTCATCTCTATCGGGATGCAAGCTCCAAGGTAATACTATAGGTTTAAAAGCAATGTTTCTCTTCCCTACTTGCTCCCCTGCTCCAGCTTGAGCATCTACATAAATCTTATGAAACCAATTACCAATACCATTAGGTGAAGATAACACAATACAATCACCACCAGTTGACAGAGTAGGTTGAGCAGAAACCCAAATAGTATCCATCGACTTAATAAAAGCAGCTTCATCAATAATGAGAAGACTCAAGGCTTCTGAACGAGCCGCATCTTTAGATGTAGTACCTGTGGCGCCAGCCTTTATCTTACTACCATTAGCAAGTTCCATACTCTGCCGATTATCTACCATCAATTCACTTTTCAAGAAATCCGGAATTTCTTGGAGAAAAACACGCACCTTATCTACAAGGTTAGTAGCTGTATCTCTCTTGGTGGCAAGAATGAATATCTCTTTGTCCTTGAAAAAGTTGGCTAGCCATCCAGCGTATGCAGCGCAAAGTGTACTGATGCCAAGCTGCCTTGCCTTTAGAATAATATTGTAAGAGTTGTCTAGAAAACTTTGGAGTGTCTCTTCTTGGAAATCCCACAAGTCAAACGGAAGTAACCCCTTAGTAGGATGACGCACTCTACCATAGGTTCGGAAAAAATAGATTGGATCTTTACGACACTTCACATATTCTTTTAATTGTTCTTCGTCCATTCTCAATCCTCTGTTACTAAAATCCGTACTCTGGATAATGTTTAAAGAGCCCCTTTACCACACCCATCGTATAGTCTTGCTCTAGCCAATAATCCCCTACTTGTTGTTCAAAATCGGGATGTTTGCCATTGGGTTCTTTGGCCCGGTCTTCACATACAACAAACCCAACCTCTCTACTTAATTTTAATATGAAATCCTTTTTACATAAATAAGGATTGTTACTATAATGTGCATGTTTAGAACTCATAGAATAAAGCTTGTCATTAATTTTGGTACATAACTCAGGATGTTTATCTCCAAAACCCCAATCATCACTAAACCCTATGTACCACTGATCGGGCCTTATTTCTGTTCTCCAATCAACAGTAGACCATTTTTTAGCTTCATTCGATGTTGTCTTATAATCTTCTACCTCCCTATACTTCAACATATCTATACCGTTTTCAAGTGCCGTCAAACCTGTTTTTATCTGTTCTTTTGTTTCTTCTTTAGATTCAGATAGATAAAAGTCTTCTTCCAAAAATAAAACACTATCTGTATTTAGTCCTTCAATAGCTTTTATCATCCCCCACCCAATACCGTAGTTAAATTCATCGCCACCCCAAGATACGTTAGGCCAGTCCTCCATAACTTTATCGGTTTCTTCTATTCGTCCATTAAAATGAAGATACACTTCATCAACCAAATCAAATAAGCCATTATCTTGATAACTCTGTAAGCTATATTTTAACTTAAGGGGTCGTTGGCAAGCGAGAATCGCTACTCCCAAACTCACTCTCTTGACCAATCTCTTGGTGTAAACCATTGTCTAAGTAATCTTGCATTTTTTATTCCATCTAAGGTAAACTTTTTTATACGGCCTCTAGTTTTAGAAGTTCTTGTAATATCATAACCGTACAAATAAGATCGCTGAGTGCCATTTTTAAGATTTTCTTTAACTATATCGTAAGGTTCTAGATTACGAGTAACTGTTTCGCCAGATATAATAGTACCTTCGGGCTTGGGCTTCTTGTATTCCTTATCTTCTTTGTCATAACGAATACGTACCACCTGGTTCATTACTATGGCCTCTTGAAGGGCTCCAAGATCTCTATTTGATATCGCCATTGTCCTCTGCTTCATCATCTGCTGGTTCTTGGTCCAGACGTTGCATTTTATGAACCACATAATCAGGTTAAACAAAGACTTGCGTGGTCTTTTTGACATTAAAGCTTCTCAGGGAAAATTAGGGGCAGAGGCTAAGGTC